GTGCTCCCGGCCGCCCGACGCGAGGGCGATGGTGAGCGAGGTATCAGGTAGCCCCTGCACGAGTGCGAGGACAAGAGCCGGCGAGGGCCCCCGACCTGCGATCACCTCTGCGAGGTCGACTCCGTAGTGGAGCAGCAGGTCGGGGTAGATGCCTTCGCCGTACTTGTCGATCAGCTCTCCGAGGCCGAGGCTTCCCCCACCTGGGTGCCGTCGCTGTAGGAGGAGAAGATCTGGGCCAGGACCGCGAGGTCGGAGCCGACCTCAGCGAGCAGCTTGTCGGCCGCGGTGTCGTTCTCGGCGACCAGGCGGATCGCGTCAGCGAGCACCTGCTCCTGGTCGACGTCGTCGCCGTCCAGCTTCTCCTGGACCTTCAGGAGTTCGGCGCGCTTCTCCTTCGGCAGGCGGAGCGGGTTGAGCAGGCGAGCGACGAAGCCGTCGCCGAGCTCGATGTCAGTGGACCCGTACTTCGCTTCAGCGGCGGCACGGATGTTGTCGAGAGAGAAAACGGCCATGGGGTTGCGGACCTCCAGTAGGTAGGGGGGAAGAACAGAGCGCGGACCGTCGAGCGAAGAGCCCCGAAGGGCCCCCGCTGTGCAAGGAGGTCCGCACCACTTGCACAGCGGGGAAGATCAGATGGGCTCTGATCAGGCGGCCTGGCCGGCGTTCCAGGAGTCGCCGTCCCAGTACGCCTTGGAGGCGTCGCCGAGAACAACGTGCTGACCGGTGGTCCAGGCCGAGGTCGGCGTCGCGATGACAGAAGCCATCGCAGCCAGGTTGGCCGGAACGACGGAGCCGTCCGGGGCGAAGGAGCCAGGCGTACCAGCGGTCGCGCCGGTTGCGACACTTGCACCAAGCGGGGTGATCGCGTAGGTGTAGGTGTTCGAGCCGAAGGCCATCGGCTTCACGCCGATCGGCAGGCCGGCCAGGGACTCCGTGTCACCGAACGAGATGTCGTCGGCACGGTAGATCTCAGCCTTGGGGGCGTAGATCGCGAAGTAGTTCTCGCCGTCCACGAACACCGCGAGGAACGCGGCAGTCGTCGGGGTCGGCTCGGTCGGCACACCCACGGTGCCGTTCGCCAGGACCGGGGCGTTGGAGCCGTAGTACAGCTTCAGGCCGGCGATGTCGAACTGCTGGAGGGTGAGCGCGATCGTCTCGGTCCGCGCGCTGTACTTGGTGCGCAGGCTCTTGTTCTGGAGCGTGCCGATGACGGTGGCCTCGCCGCCCTCCGAGGAGATCGAGAGGATGTCCTCCAGGGAGGTGTGACCCACGGCCGACCAGGGAGAGGTCGGAGTGAGCAGGTCTTCGGGAAGGTCGGTACCGACCGGGGCGGTCAGGTAGTTGCCACTACCAATGACGAGAGTGGCGTTGTCGTTCAGGGCCACGAAGGAGTCTCCTTACGGGATGGGGTACGGGCGGTTGCGCGGCTTGCGGATCTCGATGTCGTAGGTCGCCTCGTAGCGCCAGACACCAGTGGGAAGGTCCGCGTACTGGACCGGGCCGGTCGACGTCGCCCAGTCGGTGACCCGACGAGGGGCGGACGCGAGGTCGACCCGTGTGATGTGGCCGCGCGAGGGGACGACCTTCTGCGAGAGCCACGCGTTGCGGATGACGACGCGTACGGCCTCGGAGAGGATCGCGGCGTCTTCGTCGCCGTCAGGGTCCTGACAGAAGACGTGCACCGCGACGCGTGCTGCGTCGAGGAACCGGGTGTCACCCGACCAGTTCCCGAAGGAAGGGTCGCGGCGCACCAGGACGAGGGGGAACGTCTGGTTCTTGGAGATCAGGGACTTCACCGTGATCCCCGGAAGCCCTTCTCGCAGGATCGCGAGCATCAGGTCTTCGACGGGGGAGAGCTCGGCAAGCGCCTTGATCTCCGGGGGTACTCCGGCCATCAGCCTCTACCACCCCCGCGCTTCTTCTTCTTGCGCCGGATGATCCGGACCTTCTGGCGCTTGACCTTGACCGTGGGTCCGGACTTCTTGGGCAGGTGCGAGGCTTGCTCCAGGATGTGGAGACCCTCCATCGCGCCGACCGTGTACTCGGTGACGTAGTGGCCCTGCTGGTCCACCACTTCCACGTCGTAGGCGGAGCGGCCGAACTCGATCGAGGCCGCGGAGTTGGCGCCGGACTTGGCGTTCGTTCCGTTGGCGTCCACGAGAACGACGTAGGAGTCGACGTCGCCCTTGACGATGTCGATCTGGGCGATGCCCTCGGCGCGGTGCTGGAGCAGGAGCTCCTCGGCCCGCACTCCGATCTCGAATGCTCGGGAGTCGACCTCGTCCTGGACGCCGTCCAGCGAGGCGATGATCTCTTCGAGGTTCTTGCCGTTGAGGCCCCTGTAGATGTAGGCCATCAGCTCGGCCTCTCGCGGATGTCGATCGCCCAGTGCCGCGTACGGCGCTCGCCGTGGTGGTAGGCCGGCGGGGTCACGATGTCCCAGACCTTGCCGAGCAGTTCGACCCGCGACCACAGCTCGACGCCTTCGAGGTCGGCGGCCACGATCATGCGGGTGATGTTGATCTGCTGCTGGCCTGGGATCTCGGCACGGGCCGAACGCTGAGGAATCAGCGCGCAGTTGACCACGTGCGGGCCATCCGCGTCGGCCACGAGGATCTCGTTGCCCCGGTTGTCGGTGTGGTACCGGCTCTTCCAGATCACGGCACGGACTCCGCGTCTGCGTTGCATCGAGCTCACCAGACGTCGTCCTCACTGGCGTACAGCGGGAAGTCCTTGCCGGACTCCGAGGGGACGAAGCCGGCCGGGAGGTCGTTGCCGCGAAGGCGCCGGCCGCGGTAGCTGCGGATGTCCGAGTTCCAGGCGCTCACGCCCACCGAGACCAGGCCGGGCTTGCGCCCGCCGATCTGCACGAGGAGCTTCTGCTCGTCGTCGGTGAAGTAGACGGTGCCCGCGTTCTCGCCCTGGGTGTCGTTCCAGCCCAGGGTCTCGTCGCCCGCTCGGGACTGGGTGTAGCCCGAGGGGTTGGTCATGTAGCGGCTGCACGCCTTCAGGACCAGCGTCCGTACCAGGCGCGGTGCAGAGGTGACGTCCGGCCAGTCACGGCCAGCGTGGAAGCTGGCCAGGTCGGAGGCGTCTTCCAGGGCCGAGGTCGCGATGCGCTCCTCGTCAGCGTCGAGCGTCCAGTCGAGGCGAGCCTTCAGCTCTTCCAGTGTGGCGAAGTTCGCCAAGATGGTTCTCCTTCACTCACGGGGAGGGGCGGGATGCGCAACTTGCACACCCCGCCCCACTCAGCCGATGGATCAGACGCCAGCGCCGTCAGCAACCCCGGCGACACCGGTGATCGCAGCGAGCTCGACCTGAACGGCGTCAGGGCCGTCCGGGTCGGGCAGCACGTCGACCGTGGCGTCGAGGTCGAGGCGGATCGCACGGACGAAGTGCTCGTACTCGGACACGAACGCCTGGTCGGTGCCGTTGTCGACACCCAGGAGCTGGTCCTTGACGGACCGGAAGCCCTTGTAGGTGTTGACCACGGAACGGTCGGTCAGGTAGTTCGCGTCGTAGTCCTGGATCCAGCGCAGGGCCACACCGTTGTGCGCGGCAGAGCCGCCGGTCACCGAGGACGGGACGGACGGGGCACCGGTCGCGAAGATGAACGCGGAGCGGTGCATGGCGAACGCGGCGTCGCCGGGGATCTCCTGCGAGATGACGATGTCGAAGCCGAAGCGCCGGCCGATCGAAGCCTCGCGCAGAGCGGAGACCGCCTCCTGCTCGCCGACGTTGCCGGCCAGGTTCAGCTTGTCGTCCGTCAGGAGCGCGAGCTCCCAGTCGGAACCGACGAGCAGAACGCGACCCTCCAGCGGGACACGGAACTTGTTGAGGACGTCGCGCGCCTTGATCAGGGTCTTGCGCAGGTCGCCGGCCCGACCGCTCACGGCACCACCAAGGGTGACCGCGTAGCTCTCGTCGAGCAGGGCGTTGACCGCCTGGCGCTCCAGGCCGCGGCCGATGGCCTCGGTCTGCTTGGCCATGAGCTTGGCCCAGCCGTCGAGGTCGAAGTCGCGCTGCTCGTCGGTCAGCTTGACCGCGGAGTAGATGTCGCCACCGAACTGGACGGCGACGGTCTTCTCGGCGTACTCGTCGAACTGGATCGCAGTGGACCGGTTGTTGCGGAAGCCGTAGGTACGGAAGGGCAGGACGCCCTCGACCTTGACGTTGATGGTGTCGTTCTTGGCACCCTTGAACTGGTCGATGCCCTCACGCTGGAAGAGCGCGGGCACGACAAGGGACTGCTCCAGAGCGACCGCCGCGGTCGCGGCGATCTTCTCGGGCTTGATGACGACGTGTTCAGCCACGGGTTACTTGCTCCGTTCGGTAGGGAGGATCGGCGTGCGCAGGTTGCACACTTGCCAGAAGGTGGTCAGTAACGGCGGGCGCGGCGAGCTGCCTGCGCGGCCTTGACCGGATCGAAGTCGTCCTCGTTGTCCTCGGGGTCCAGGCCCCCGGACAGGGACTGCGGCTGCTCAGGTGCGACGAGCTTCTGGAGCTCCTTCGCGTCGGCCTCCAGCTCCTCCTCGGTGGCGCCCGAAAGGCGCTTGGCGAGGACGGGCGGAAGCTCGTACTTGGCGGCCACGTTGTTGAGCAGGATGCTCCGCTCCAGCGACTCGATCTGCCCCTTCAGTTCGGCGGTCGCAGCCTCGAACTCCTCGACGGTCTTGGCCGAGCTGAGCTTGGCCTCCGTCTCACGGAGCTTGGTGCGGTAGTTGGCCGCCTCGGCGTTGGCGTCGGTCAGCTTCTTGCGAAGCACGTCAGCCGGAACGCTCTCCTCGGTGGGCTTCTCCTCGGTCGTGGCCGTCTCTTCGCCCTGGGGGGTCTCGCCCTCCGGGGGCGTCTCGACGGTCTCTTCCGTGGTGGTCTCTTCGGTGCTGGGGGTTTCCTGCTCAGGCACTGTCACGCCTCCTGGACGCTCGATGGGGATCGCCGAGCCTCCTGGGCTGCGGCCTGCTGTTCTTGCCGGATGAACCGGCGCCAGGCGGACACAGCCGCCTTGCCGGACAGGCCGCGTGTGACCTTGGGCCACAGCTCCTCGTACCGGCGGTTCAGCTCGTACGTGGACGAGCTGCTGTACTGCTCTTGCGTGAACACGGGTTCCGCGTAGCAGTGGCAGTTGTCGTGGTACTTGTCCCCGTCGGCGAACTCAGCCGAGTTCTTCGATCGGTAGACAGGCCCACGAGAGATGAGCATCGCGCACCACCCGCAAGGGGTACCGGTACGCGAAAGTCGGATGTAGCCAAGGGCTCGACGGTCCCGCGACATGTGGTTCCAGATCGCCGAGCGACCGCCGTTCATGGCGACCCGCTCAGCGGCTGCGGCTTGCTGGGCGCCGGCCTGCTTCTTGGCCTCGTCCCGAAGTTTGTCGACCTCGTCAGCGCTCCTGGCGCCGTCGATCACGTCGACCTTCTTCTGGAGGTTGGTGGACCCAAGAGCTTCCAGCACCAGGCGCAGCTCCTGCTCCGCCTCGCGTTCGATCCGCTCCTCCGCCTCGCGAAGGCCCTCGATCTCCTCGACCAGGATGCGGTCGAGTTCGTCTTCCGACGCCTGGTCGGGATCATCGAGAGCCGCCCCGTCAGCTTCCCCAGCTTGGCTGGTCGCGGCCGACGAGGCGGAGTCCGAGGTCTCGGCAGGGGGGTCGCTTGCACGCCCCTCCTGGGGGCGCTCAGCGCCTCCGACCAAGGCGGCGAACTCCTCGCGCAGGGTCGTGACAGTCACGTACCTGGGCTCGGGGTGGTAGGGATCGGCAACCGTGGTCCCCGTCCGCAGGGCGCGGACGAGGCGGTAGTACGCGCGGGCAAGATCCCGCGACTGGCGCCTGCGACCCATCACCAGCGTGATGGCCCGCCTCA